GCAGATCCTGAGCCTGATTTTGATTCACAGGCTGGAGGTGAAAATCCGTTTGATGCTCATCCCAATTTGGGTTTGGGTGCTTTTAGGGTTCATCCCACTTGGACAGAAGAAGAGACTGCTGATATCAAGCAAGTTAGGCTTCGAATGTATGAATTTCGTCAGGCTGCTGCTGAACTGGAAGCACTTAAGTTTAATCCACAATCTGGTTCAGAGGGTCTACGGATTACTATGACCAATAGCTCGACGAAATCTCAGAATGTTGCATTTGCTGATCAACATTCCACTTATATTACAGCTATGGAGTCTGAAATGGATGAGACTCGAATGCTTCAAGATACTAATGATGCCACTCTTGATAATTTCTTTTCTCGTCCTATTAAAATCTATGAAGCTGAATGGGGTACAGGGACTTCATTTTTTGAATCATTTGATCCCTGGACTTTGTACTTTGGGAATACTCAGGTTACGGCTCGTATCAATAATTATAATCTTTTGCGTGCGAAATTGCATATTAAGATTGTTTTGAATGGAAATGGTTTTCAGTATGGCAGGTGTATTGCTTCCTATTTACCGTTTTCTGTGTACGACAACTATTCTGTAAATTCCTCATTAGTACCTGAGACCATTGTACAGGCTTCTCAACAACCTCACGTCTTTTTAGATCCTACAACGTCCACTGGTGGTGAGATGATTCTACCAATGTTCTGGCATCGTAATTATATCAGCATTGCTGAGGCCAACTGGGATGAAGTTGGCGTTATGACAATTCGATCTATTAATGATTTAAGACATGCAAATGGAGCCACTGACCAAGTTACTGTTAGTGTTTTTGCATGGGCTGAAGATGTCGCCATGAGTGTTTTGACTTCTGTTACATCTGGAGGTGGTGATTACGCTTTTGCTAGCGCTCCAACCCCTTCAGAACTTTCTAGATTTGATGCACAGAGTGGTACTGAGGTTGATGAAGCGAACCGAAGTGGGGTGATATCTGGCCCTGCCACTGCACTTGCCAATATAGCTTCTAAATTAGCTCATACACCAGTCATCGGTCCTTATATGATGGCTACTAGTCAAGTGAGTGGTGCAGCTGCTGCGGTTGCAAAATTGTTCGGTTTTTCTAGACCAACTCAAACTGAAAATCCATGTCCTTTTCGACCCACACCTGTTTCTGAGTTGTCGGTGACTACTACACCAGATACTGTGAGTAAGTTCACTGTTGATGACAAGCAGGAATTGTCAATCGATTCTAGGATAGCAGGTCTTGGATCTGAAGATCCCTTATCAATAGTTGAAATAGCTAAGAGAGAGAGCTATTTAACTAAATTTGATTGGGATATTGGCACTGCACCAGAGACACTTTTGTGGAATTGTCGTGTCTCACCTGTTGTATGGGCTGAAACCCTCACACCATCATATCATTTGCCAGCTTGTGCTGCTGCTGCATTACCTTTTAAATATTGGACAGGCACTATGAAGTTTCGTTTTCAGATTGTTTGTTCCACTTTTCATAAAGGAAGAATCAAAATTGTTTATGATCCAAATTTTATATCAGGAACTACTTACAATTTGAATTATTTGCAAATTATTGATATTGCTGACACAACTGATTTTACAGTAGAAGTTGGTAATGGACAACCTTTAACGTTGTTGGACCATTCTGTTCCAGGAGTTGATTCGATAACTACTATTTATAGTACTTCAGCTTACGGATCTAGGGAAGCTGGGAATGGTGTTTTGGGTGTTTATGTTGTTAATGAATTGACGACACCTAATTCAACCGTTACTAATGATATTGAAGTTAACGTTTACGTTTCTATGGGAGATGATTTTGAAGTTTTTGTACCAGATGAGATTTTTCAATCGTATGTTTTTAAACCTCAATCTGGAGAAGAAATTGTCCCTGAAGGTCAGAAGACATCTGAACTAGACAAACCTGAGGATCAGGAGACAATTAAGATTGGACCAACTGTTTCATCGCTCGCGAATATTAACAAAGTTTATACTGGTGAGACTATTAAGTCGTTTCGCCAATTGCTTAAACGTTATAATTTGCACACATGTCTTGGAGCTGGTCTTAACACCGCTTTTCGTTTTCAGTTTGATCGGTTGTCTTATCCATATTTCCGTGGTAATGTGTCAGGAGCAATCAATACTACTGGTGCTGCTGCAGATTATAATTACTCTAACACTGTTATGATGCATTGGGTGAGTATGTGTTTTTCTGGATGGCGTGGTTCTATTAGGTATAAATATCTTGCTAGAGGATCTAGAAATGCTGATGATCCCTCTACTCTGTATATTACTCGCATTGATGTGAGTGCGAATGCGAATGCTATTAGTGGTTCATCTGGAGGTTATATTTCTGCCAGTGATGCAGCTGATTCTGCAGTGTATAGTCCAGCTGATGATTATCGACCCCCTACTGGAGCTGAGGGGTGTGTTTTCCGCACTGATGGTGTTAATCTTAATGCGGAATTTGAAGTTCCATTTTATTCAAATGAAAGGTTCATTCCTGGAAAGGGTGACCTTTACAATTATGGTGGAACATCCACTCCCTCTGGTTATCGAGGTGTTTGGTGGGGCAAAG